TCATAGCTTAAATATTTGTACCGTCTATGGTTATGTTAATGCTCTTTATCTCAGTGCTCAGCTCTTGCCTCTCTATGTAACCTCTCTGCTTGCCTTGAGTCTTTAGGTAGAATATAACAGCAGATGTGTTAGGTGCATCTTTAATTGTTACTACCTCTCCATCATGAGTTAAGGCTTGGCGCTCTGCTCCCTCCATTAGCTTCTTAAGCTGCGACTCTGCGAAGTCTAAAGCCACGTTCTTAAGCGAAGCCACAGCAGCTGCATATTCAGCATCATCCTTCAGCCATTCGTAATGAGTCTTGCGAGAAATACCTATCTTCTCCGCTGCCTCAGTTACGTTACCCAAAGAAGATGTAAGTGCCTGAAGCATAGCATCTTTTTTGATTGTTACGTTTTGTCCTTTGTCCTCTTCCATGTTTGGCGCTATTCTACTTCCGAGTTTGGCATTGGCAGCTCTCCTGTAACTGCATAGCCAGTGTTAAGGAAGTCATTAAAGTTGTTCTCAATATATTCAGGAGATTGCTTAGCAGCTCTTACGCAAATAGCTTTAAGCACTTCCATAAAGCAGGCTGTGTTATGATTGTTAATACCATAGACTGCTGCTAAGTATATTAGATCAGTGTGTCCCGTTTCTACCCGATGGTCGTGCTCTAATACGTGTAAATAATCTTCGTTCATGCTAACTTATTCTTAAAGTGTGTTATTAATTGCTCCATCTTAGAGTCATAGTATTTAGCAAATGTAGTAAATCCCTCTGAATCAACCTCATAAACTCTAAACATTATACCTCTCAGCCGTTGTGATGGTTTCTTAAGTGTATCTTCTAACTCTGATTTAAGCGATTCTACTGCATCTAACTCCTCACGTCTGAAGCTCTCATCTTTAAATGCAAGATATCCGAACTGATTGGCTGTACCGAACAGTTCAGCTGCCTGTGCTGGAGTAAGCTCATTAGTCCCGAAGGTAAGTTTTAAAGTCTTATCCTTCCTTGTGCCTACTGATTCTAATTGTGCCGGTATTAATATCATCTGCAAAGTTCATCTAAGTGAATACCATACTCTTCTAAAGTCTCATTAAGCAAAGTATTAATTTCAGAATACACTTGCTTTTCTTTCTTTGTCATCTCATCATACTTAAGCTTCGCAAATAGCTGTGTTCTGAATTCATTTAAGCACAGCGTTAGGTCTAAAGCTTTAGTGCATCTCAGATGATGAGCTGCATCTTCAGGTGAGTCTAAATCAAATGTTATATTACATTGCATAATTCGGTAATTTGTATAATTGATTATTGATATTTAGCATTTATGATCCACAATAAAGGCAGCTCTCATCTTCTCCACCCTCACCATCATTTAAGATTCTCTCACATTCTTTGTTTACCTGTTCTTCAGTCCAGTTAGGATGAAAAGCTTTTACTTGAGCCTTCAAAAAGTTATAGTTATTATCACTCATTTATATTAATCTTTATTAGTTATATCTATTAGTGTAATTAGCTATGAGCTTTTGCTAATTTGCTTAAGCTCTTAGCTATTAACTCTATGCTTAGAGCTTAGATTCTGAGCTAAATGAGAGATAGAAGTATCCAAGCAAAAAGATTACTCTTTCTGTTGGGCTCTCATTTAAATGACTGTCTCTCTGCTTGTCGCTTGAGTTCTTCGCCATTATGAATTAGTGTCATCAACAATGTGCACTAACATGGTATCTACCTTTTAGAGAGATTGCCCTCCCTAAGTAACCTGGAGCTTATACCTTAGCCATACTCCTGAGCTGTGTTACTATCCCACAGTAGCTCTATTCATCTTCTACGCTGTCGTTAATCGCTTCCGCCCGTAAAAAATATAGCCCTAAGGATGCAGGGTGAGGACATCCAAAGGGCGTATAAAACCTTAATCTAATCTTATGTCTAACAGTAACACCCTGTAACAAATCTATCTATAAAAATGTTACGAGATTAATTTGTGCAAAACTATTTTGGCTGTTGAAATCTGAGCACAGCAATGTATATCCAAAAAGGCAGCCATACAAGCCCTGTAAAAGCTACACCTACATAAGCGTACCAATGGTAAGAAGATAAGTGCCTCTGATGTCTGTAAATGTTTAGGCTAAGTATTCCCGTATGCAGGAGGAAGCCTACTAAATAAATAATTAATAGTGTCATAGTTTTTTACGTTTAGCTTTTCTCTTTTTAATTTTAGGCTCAGCAGTGAGCTCTAAGTTAGTTAATTCAATCAATGCTTGAGCCTGTTCCATCTTAGCCATATCTTCCTCTAATGAACGCTCTAATCGGTTAAGCAAGTCATTCATGCAGGGAGTGCAGCTTGTGAAGTTCTTGCCGTCTCTGATTCCAAGATATTCTCTTCGAAGTTTAAACAGCTTAGCCATCTCACCAGGTGCGAGTCTACCTCTTTGCTTAATGGCTCTGATGTGTTCTAAAGTTGGCATCTTCCAATCTTTTTCCTCAAGTTTTGGCCATAGCTTAGCTGGGCAGTCAGTAGCAGCATAAGAGGCTAAGTGATCCACAGGGCAGCCGCATGGCTTGAATGTTACCTCTCCAATTGTGTGAGGCTGCTTGAATGGATTAATAGCGTTAACAGGAGGCCCACATGTACCGAATGTCTTATTGTAGACAGGGCATTCTTTGCAGACTTTAACGCGAGCTTCGAAGTCGGTTGTGTTAATCATCATATCTGTAATGAATTACGTAGTGTTAATTTAGCTTTCTTAATAGTTCTGTAAAGATAGTTCAAAGGTATTCCAGTCTCATCTGCTAATGCTTGATAGCTGAAATCATCTAAGGCATAAAGAAAGAATAGCTCACGCTCAAAGTATGGTAGTCTGCTGATGAATATATCTAACTGCTCATTCTCTAATCTCATCCCTACGCTCTTGTTTACATCATCAATAATATCATCTTTCAGATCGTTACGTATCTTTTCGAATCTTCTGAGCGAATAGTTAAATGAACTGTTACTACAGCGTGCAGCTAACCTGATGCTATTGCTAACGTAGTTATTCAGCTTGCCTCTATTGTGAATATCCTGTAACTTATCTTTATCACTCTCAAGAATCTTAAGCAGCGTGTCATGGAGTAACTCATCTGCAACATCTGCACGCACCACGCTATGCGCCACCCTGCGCCACTCTAAATAACACTTGTCAAACTCAGAGCGCCATGTATTCATCTATGACTTTTTTAGCTTCATCAAAGCTCTTACATGTACATGCGTAGTAGTTATTAGTAATAAGCTTATGCTGCCAATCTTTTTGACTTTGACTCATTACACCTTTACTTGTTTTCATTTCAATAGCTAATCCAAAGAATGTGCCTTTTGCATGGTAGATAAAGATATCAGGAAAGCCCTTAACATATCCTGTTTTCTTCATCTTAATAGCTTGCTTCATAGAAGTGCGAACACCTCCAGCCGAGGCACAATAAAGCAGCCGAGGATACTGCGCGTTAATATAGTTAATAACTGCTTCCTGTATTAGAGCTTCCTCGTTCTTCATGTCTCAAAATTAACTAATTAACTTAAGCGCTATAAACATCTTGTTAACATACTTATTCACATAGCATTTAGATGGTATATTTGACCATCCATTTCAGCCTTTTGGTTTAGGCTAACATTGATTATTGATTCTGAGATAGCCTTGCAAACGTGCAGGGCTATTTTAGTTTATATCTAATTGCATATTAAATCCTAAAAGTTGTAAATATTAGGAGCTTTTAGATATAATTTTGGGGAGTATTTTCCACAATAAGCCTAATTTTGTAGATTATTTTCTACTATAGCTGTCGCAAAAGTCTACTATACTTGCGACAAAGATGTTATTAATAGCATCTAACTCATATTAAAGTATGTTATATCATGCATAACGTGTCTTTTAGCGCCCTAATGACTGCTAAATAATACTTTAATGGGACTCTATCACACTTTTAAGTACGAATAAATGTAATGGATTACACTTTTCTTTAGATAAAAGCGTACTTAGTGTAATTGCGATTCAGCTCAAAGAAGGCTCGCATCATTATAGCATCAGCTATATCGGGAGATATTCCACCGGTGCGATGGCTAATGGTATCTTTAGAAGTTACTCGCAGCTTTCCTTCCTTATCAGGATCAACACGTCTCACTAACTCAAGCTCTTTAACTATATCTTCTTGGTACTTTATTGGTAGAGTAATCTCATTCTTATCTATTAACTCACCAAGCCTAAAGTAACAGTCAGCTTTTAAGTTCATGTACTGATTTCCTCTAACTGCTTTACTACCGTTCATAAATTCCCTGCATCGAAGGCTATCTACAAGGCCACCGCCTACCCCATCAGCATCTGCAAGTACGTTGCTCAGTCTAACTTGGTGCTGATTCATTAAGCGCTGTATCTCTGCCTTAACTTCATCTTGGCGCTTTTGCCTTAAGATTACAATGTCTATGCAGCTAAGGCCTCTCCATACACAAAGCACAGTTCTATCTTTTCCTAATCGCGCTATATCTGCTGTGATATATCCTTCGCCTACAGCCATTGGCTCTCTGAAGCAGCGCATCAATTCATCATACATGTATAATCTATCACTACTATTATCGAATTCCCAATCACCCTCTAAGAGTCTCTTCCTATCCGCTTCAGGTAATCGGGTAAGGCTCGTAACGTAGCTATCAGGTAGGTGTATATTGTCCCCAGGTAAGGCTTGCACGAATGCTCTGTGAGCAGGCAAGTTTTGATTCTTATAGGGAAGGTAAAATTGGTTATAAATCCATCCCTTCGATGGGTTGCAGGTAAGTAATATCTTAGGCTTAAGGCCAAATTCTTTAAGCTTATAACGTATACGTGAGCTAACAATAGAATAAGCTTTCTCAGTTATTTCTGTAGCTTCATCTATGAATACATCTGTAACTTCCAAGCCGCCTAAATCGGTCATCATGGGATCTGATGGATAGAGAAACAAATCAGCTAAGATAATTTCACTACCATTGCTAAATTTAATGATGTGTGATTGCTGATTGTAGATAAAATCTTCGCCTGCTTTTAAGCCTATCTCATGGGCCACCTGAAAGAAGGTAGCCATGGTAGTCTTTTTAAGCGTGTCTAACTTGGCTCGGCCTATGAGTGAACGTGTACCTGGATACTTAAGCCTGCGTAATATCTGCCACATGCAGCCGAGCATAGTCTTTCCTCCGCCTGCTGCTCCTCCGTATAGTATAGTTTCTACATCTGAATCTACTGAAAGAAATTTAAGTGCTTCGCTTTGCCTTGTTAGTGGCTTAAAGTTGTATTCTATTTGTCGCGCCATTGTACAAAATTAGGTACAATGATGTGAGTATCAACAGGTTTCTTAATTCTTTCTAAATTTAATTCTAATAGGTAAGCTCCCAAAGGTTTAGGAGGTCTCATGCGCTCTACGTGAAAGCCCATGTATCCTTCATCATACTCTTCTTTGTATGAAGCTGTACGAATGTGATGCACGTATCTCATATTAATTCTATAGCTATTACCCGGGCTGTAGCATAACTCCTCTACCATATCGGCATGATGGTAAAGTTCATGCACATGGCCTGACCAAATACAATCAGCGCCATCAATCATAACTCCCATTCGGTTATTCTGAATTACTCCCTTAGTAACTACTCCTCCTCCTCCTGATCCATGGTAGTATTTAGTTTTAAAAATAAAGCTGCTGCTCTTCCCCTTGCTCACGCGATGAATCCACCAACCACCATAACCACCCACCAATACATTAGAGCCAGCTTCGCGATTAAGACCACTAACAAAGCGCTCAATTAAATCAGTCTCACAATTCTTTGTGATAGCAGTCTCGTGATTACCATAGCCTACGAAAACCATTAAATGAGCATAAGGCTTAAACCAATCTATAGCTGTGTTCACTAATGCGTCTAAGTAATTTGCTACGTTATGCTCCGGGCGAATGTCCTGCTTGCCTCTTCGTGGATCGTACTTGCCTTGCATAGCACAGAATAAATCACCATTAATAGCGAAGTAGATGTTTTCTTCTAAGCACTTATCTAAGTGAGCTTTGAGTAGCTTCCTGTCGCAGTGAGGATTATCCCAGTGCAAATCAGACATCATTAAAAACTTATCCCCACTTTTGCAGGTTGTTACTATGACATTTCTACCCTCTCTGTATGATGTAATCATTAGTTATAATATTAGATTTAAGCTCCTGATAATGCTTCTTAAATTCGTTGTATGGCACGTCTATGACCATAGGATTATCTATGCCCTGCATAAGTGCCAATGTGCGATGTCCTACGTAATAAGTACCATCACTTCTAAACTCTACCTCAGCTTGAATGCCTACGCATTTACGCGCATCAAACATGAAAGGAATGTTCTCAGCTAATACAGCCTCATTGCCGATATCTTCTGAGTAGTTCCATTGGATAACGTATGTGCTGCATAGCTCAGGCAGCAGCTTAGCGTTTAAATCTACAGGCTCCTTCTTCTTTCTAAATAGATTCATACGTATAAGTTTAATAAAAAAGCCCAGCGTATAGCTGAGCCTTCTATTAGTTAGTGGAAAAATTTAGATTATTGAATCAGAATAGTGTTAATTGATTCTCAGCCTTAGTGCTAATATCGGATAAAAGAATATCTAAAATTCTATCATATCTTTTAAAATCATTGTTAGATTTTATCTGATTGTAAAGAAGTAGAGCACCTGCTCTATACGCTTCCTCTTGCGTATCGTATACATTGTGCTCAGCATGATAGATTAGAGGCTGTCCCCATCCCTGGTCTTGGCCATGGAATCTAATAGAATAACTCCACTTGCCATTCTTAACAATAGCTACACTAATCTGAGCCTCATATCCTTTAATGCATTTTAAAGTTTTAAGGATTGGATTCTCGCATACATCTTGCTCGTTAAATTCAAATACTTTCACAGCTTCTCCTCCCTTATCTCTATCTTAAATAGCTCTTTAAGTATCTCTATCTCGTGGTCTTTAAAGTTACTTATTCCCTGCTCGCGTAAGCAGTAATTAGATTGCTCAATGCCCAGCTTAAAGGCTAAGTAGTCTTGCTTATATCCGTAGAATAAACGGTAGCACTTAATTGATTTGTGGAATGGTATCATAAAGCTTCAAATTTTTTGGTTAATTTCTCTATATCGTTTTTACATTTAATGATTTCAGTCTCAACAATTCTAACATAAATACTCTTATCTAAGTGAGTTATTGAAATTGAGTAACCATTAGGCCTTGGAATATACATCTCAGGCTCATATTTTGTAGCTCTTTCAAGGTCTACTATCTTACTGCGAAGCTCATCTATTTCTTCGTGCAGATCTAATAGTATTTTAAACTTTTCTTGTGTCATATTTCTTCTTGTTTTAAAATAGAAAATCTATAAGAGCCATGATCTACTTTGTTAATAAACGTAAGTAAGATATTTAACTCACTCAATTCACTATAATTAAGATATCTTTTTACCCAGCAATCAGATAAAAAAACTCCATTACCATCATCGTAAATTGATCCTATTAATTTGCCTTGTAATTTTGAGGCCCACATATCACTACCAGAGTAGTATAGTGAGTGCGTATACTCATCACTTTCTATAACATAGTCTACGCTTATAAGTGATTCTTCTTTTGGAATAACTAAATACTTCATGATTCTTTGATTATTGTTTTAATAATATCTATGTAAATTAATCTGCTCAGTTCTATCTTTTGGTAGTTATCAAATTCCTCTTGGGCAGATGGGCCTAACACTACGCGGTTAGCTGATTTAAATTTAGCCTCAGTCTTAGCCTTAGCCAAGTCATCAAAGCGCTGCCATACTTCTGCACTCCATTGAGACTTCTTGTAAATGCCCTTCCTAAATAAGCGTTGACAGTTGTAAGGTGCAGCTATCTCTACCCAGGTTTCTTTGCCTTCCTGCCATCTTTGTACGTCAGCGTGCAGAGCAGTTAATGGATCAGTAGCCTCTACATGTTTTGGCTCAGCTTCGGGTAAGATAAGCGCCTTATTTAACTCCCTCCATACTTTGCTCTTGTATTCCTGATAACGCTTAAACACATCGCTCATGAAGGCTACGCTAAATAAATTAAATGCTTCTACTCGCTCAAAGTCTTTACCTATAGCATTGTAAAGAAATGCATTCTGGCAATCTTTAACTGATAAACCTTTATACGTTGTATCTGCTACCTGGCGAAGTAGATTAACTTCGATATCAGATGGCAGAGCTTTAATGCTATTTACTACAGCTGCTTGAGCAATCAGCTCTCTGAATTCTTGTTCAGTTAGGCTGCTTAACTTAGGTGAGCTAACGCATGCTGCTATCGCAGCCTCTTCAGCGCTGAGTGAACGACTGAAGCTCTTGTCTACTAATGCGGCCAATTCTTTGCTCATCTTGTTGTGTTTTTTTAGTGTTAATCTCTCTTGCTTTCCATTGGTCCGCTGCTGCTCTCCAGCTCTTCATGGAATTCTTGCCTACCTTCCATCCATTGCTCTCGTAATGGCAGTAGAATTTCTTAGATAGAACTAAGTCATCCATGTAGGCTACTACGTCTGAGAGTGATGGGGGTGTGAATTTGGTAGAGGCAGAGCGCTTAGATTCAAGCGCTTTTACCCTCTCCTCAAGCGCTTCAATGCGCCTTAATAGAATAGTCATCATTTGGTTTAATTGATTAGTGATTGGCCAAATATAATAAGAATCTCTTCCACCATGGCAAGGCTATAGCATTTTTAACTCTTGGCTTAGGAGTGCGCTGCAATTTAATAGGCTCAGTTTGTGGCATGTTCACTAAGCCGAGCATATCAGTATCTGCTTTTTGTAACTGGTTGTAACCGGTTACTGATTCGCGCTTTGCATTACTCTTTTGATGGTATTTCTTTTGAAGCTCCATTACTCTATAATAATCTTTGCGCTCCAATTTGGGCTTAAGTACTACTACTGTTTTATGATTTACTCTTGCAAGTATTCTCGCACTTTCTAAAAACTTTCCAAAGGCAGGACTTAATCCCTGAGCTTTCATAGCTTCACTCATCATAGTGCCTTTAGCTATTAAGTCTACAGCCTGCTGCAATCTTTGAATGGTTACAAGCTCTCTCCTTCTTTTCTCGAATTGAATTGTGGTTTGCTTCATGATTATTGATTTATTAATTAAGTTAATTTTTCAAAGGCTTTAGTTAGCCTCTCGTTATCTATGTGATTAAGAATCTGCTCTACTTGCCCTCTGTACATGCTATCAGTTTCAATCATATTGTTAACCGATTCTACAGCGTGCAGCACAGTAGCATGATGTCGGTTGAATATAGCGCCTATATTAGCAAAGCTTAATGATGTACCCTTACGCAAGATCCACATAGACGTCTGCCTGATATCATTAATCTCACGCTTTCTGCACTTGCCCTTAAGCTCTAACCAATCTACCTGAGTGAGCTTGCAGACTACCTTCATCATCTTATTTACTTGCTGCTCATTTAAAGATTCCACCTCACCATTAATCGTCTGCCACTTAAGCTCGGGTATGGGTGTCTCTATGACTGCTCTAACTAAGTTATCAATGCGTCTGCGCGCATACTGCTGCTGCTCCGATGGAATCAATAAGATTAAATCTGCTATCTTTTTCTCTACTGCGTTGCTCATTTGCTATCCTTCATTAGTTCTAAAATGTATGGTATCTCTTCCTCAGTAACATTAGACAGCTTACCTATGTCGCTTACCTTCATAGAGCGAGGCTGCTTAATATACTTTTGAGCTGTTGGGTAACTTACCTCCAGCACCTCCGCGAAATGGGCCACAGTCAAAAAATGACTGCGCACCCATGCGTGAAATGGAGTAAGCTTAGAATGGCATTTCATCGTCGCTGCTTTCATTTGTTACTGCTTTAATTTGTACTGCCTCTACTGCTTCACCTTTTAACCATGCTAAGAATATCTCAGCAGTATCTAATACATCACCTGGCTTACTTCCCTTAACATCTTTTAGGAATAGCACAGCGTTGTTTAATGCTACTGATTTACTGATAGAATTCTGAACTTCAGGTGATTCTTTGCGGTAATTAACAGCGCTATTCACCGCACCACTTGGAGCAGAAGATGGGCCACTATACTGCATTGGATTTTGTAGCTTAAAGTTAGTGCTCTTTCTACCTGTTGGGCCTGTGCGCTCTTCGGATGTGTAGTGAATGGTAGCACCTACTGCTATCTTAGGACTGTTCATGTCCTTTACACCTACTTGGCCTACTTCGCCATTTTCTAAGACAAGGTCAAAGTAATGGATTGCACCTGATGGGCCATCCCATGTTCTAACGAATTTCTGTGATTTAACTGTTGACTGATTCATAACTCTGTTATTTATTTGTGTGTGAATTAATTTACTTAACTTATCTGCTAACTTTTCTTCCATCTCATCCCAATCTATTGATGGCTTGAGCTTATCCCAATTAGGTTCTCTTGTGTAACTCATCGGGATTGTTTTGGAAGTATGAGCGCCAGCTCTCATAGACTACTTTCTGAGCCATCTCATTATAGTTCATCTCTTCTCCCGGTAGTGAACTTTGTACGCAGATGAATCTGCTTTTAGCGCGTTCAGATAACATAGCGATCACTCATAAAGTAGTCATGTACATTCTCTTCACCCTCGCTTTCAAATTGAAAGAGGAAAGTGCCATCATCAGGCAGCACTTCGCCATGCTTTTTAGCGAGTGAGAAATCTTGCAGGGAATAACTGTGAGCGTTGCTGTACAGATTCCATTGAGCCTTCTCGGCATCCCACCGAGAGACTATAACCTTACCGGTTAAATTGTTGTTTGGTTTATTCATGATTATTAAATTGTTTGCTAATATACTAAATTTCTTTTATCTCTATTAAGAATCCCTCACCTTCGAATGA